ACGGTGAAGGAAACTTCAGCGCCACCAGCCAAAGAAGCGTCATGAGTGGTGATCTGGCCGCAAGGCTGATTAAGCGTCACGCCAGTCGCCTTGCTGGTGCCTTGGGTCACAGCTCCGCCTTTGACGTAGCCGATCGCCTTGCCAGCAATTGCTTCAAATTGAGATGCCATTGTTAGTTACCTCCTCAGTCCATATTGGAGACGTTGGTGGCACGCACAATGCCGATGTTCTTCAGCTCATACACCTTGGACCAATTGCCCACGGTTTCAAGCTGAGCGCGAGTCGGGTTCACTGTGGTGACGCCCCACTTAGCACCAACAGGGTGGTAGCAATAGTGAAGGTCAATCGACATGGCATCACTCTTTGCGAGGATGTCACGATCGGTTTCAGTTTGCATAGCGAGTTGCTCGCCAGCTGCAACTGAACCTGCAGTGAAGAAGAAAGTTCCGTACTCGGTGCTGGAGCCAGATCCGGCAACAGGCACGTCATCAGAAACAATCACTCGCAGACCCATGTAGGTCGGCACAGTGGGATTGCCATAAGCAGGGGCAATAGTGCCGCCAGATGCAGTGGCGCCACCGCCGCTCACATCGCTGGCGAGCACATAGTCCACAGCTCTGCGCTCAACAAGATCGTAATAGACCTTGCTGTGCATACAAACGGCAGACAGCTTTTCGCCCTGATCGCCAAGAATGGCGCGAGCTTCAGCAACGTGACGTGGGCTGAGGCTGGTGGGAGTATCACCAGACTCGGAATCAATACAGAGATCGAAGAAAGCCGAGCTGCTGGTGTTGGTGTTCAGGCTGCCGAACACACCCTGCAGAGAAGAAAGCAGATCCTTTTGCCGCTGGTTGGCGACATAATCAGCGATCTTGGCGCCAATGGCTGCCATGGGGTCTGAACCAGCAGCAAGAGCTGCAAGATCCCGTGCCTCAAAGGCACGACCACGGTGCAGAATCACGCCGATCTGCTTATCGGCTTGAATTTTGCCAGGAGTCAGCGAAGTGCTATCGGTAAGCACTTCAAAATCGCCGGAAAGATTAGCTTTCCAGAAAGGGACATTGATGAAATCTCCGCCTTCGGTGGCATTTAGCTCCGCCATAGGCTGCACCACACCGGAAGCCAGAAAGGCATCACGCTGAGTGGTTTGCTCAATGACGTAAGGCGTAAATACCTCGGGGATGATTACATCAGAGCGAAGAGTCGCCATGATGATTCCTCAAGATTGGTTTACGATGTCGGGCGCAGCCCTAGTTACCAGCGCAGCCGGTTATCCAAAAGTTTAGCGTCCTGCTGCTGCTTTCAACCTTTCATATAAATCGCGGTCAGTACGGAACAGCCGTGATTGTTCTGTAAGGTTGAAGGATTCAGGCAGGAACGGGTTTTTCGTGCCTGCAGCAATGTCGCCAGTGCTGCGACCGATAGGAGCACCGCTGCCCTGAGGCTTCGGTTGCTTCTGCATCCAAGCAGGAAGAGTTTTTGCCCATTCACCGATCGGTGTGCGCTCATAACCCTTGACAACTACAACAGTGCCATCTGATTCGCGCTCGATCTGATCCTTGAGAATCTGAGTCCGCAAGATCATGTCGGGGTCATGCACGACATCAGCAAGAGCAGTGACCGCAGGGCTCAAAACCTCTAGCTCGCGCACTTGGGCTTCAAGTTCAGCAATGCGCTTGTCCTTTTCGGCTGTTGCTTCACGGAACTGCTGCTCAAGAGCTTCTCTCGCCTCTTGATATTTGCCCTGTGATTCAAGCTGCTCCTGTTCGTAGTTGCGCTTAAATTCGAGCAGCTCATCAACGTTCACTCCATCCGGCAGCTTTGACGCCTTGGATTTTGCTTGACGGAGTTCGGTGATCAGTTCCTGATTTTTGCGCTCAAGAGCTTCGACACTGCGCTGCAACGCTTCAGCATCAATCCCAGTGGCCGCAGGCTCTTGGGTTTGGTTCTCATCAGACATAAATAACCCGCAGGGTTAAATTGCGCCCCACAGGTTATCATCACTCGGCCTTTTTTGCTTACTTAGCCCTCCGCTTCTTGGATTTTCCGGGCTTTGCGTATCCGCTTTTGGCTCCTTGCTTTGGCATCTTGTTTGACTTCATTCCCTTTTTGCTCTTTTTTATCGGCATAGTGCCAATCCACAATTTCTGACAAAAGTCTAGAGCCGTCTGCAGTAGCCCAGCCTTTGTCGGTGTAAACAGCAGGTATCCAGGCTCCGTCATGCAGAGCCTCTACAGGATCGCTCTTGATATGAAAGATCCCTTCATTTTTAAAGTGTCTAAGACTGGGCCGCTCCATAACGTCTCCGAAGTTGTTCCAACGTTAGTTCACTGCCGTCATCGCGCACGAGTTTGGCAATCGCATCTTTACCGCCATATTTTTCAGTAAGTAAATCAAAATAGGCGACTTTTTGCTTGCCCAGTACTTCAGCTTTTGTGGCAGCATCTTGTTTACTTAGCCAGTCGCCATAGCTTTGATCAATTGGCACTGGTCCATCCATGCTGGCACGCTTTGCTGGTGGCGGAGGAGTAAAGCCCAATTCCTCATAGTCAATTACCGGAACTGTTGTTGACCTGCAATTGAAATGCTGCGGAGGAGTTGGACCTTTGCCATATTCAAATTCTCTACCATCCAATGCACGGCAAATGCTGCTGGTCCTGGCATCCAATGTCGCCACATACCTGTATTTTTTAGTAATGTCCTGATTCGCCTCATAAACTTGTTGGCTGGCAGCATTGGCGACCTGATTAACACTTGTGCGAACTAACGTCATAACCTGATGATCGGCTGCTTGAGTAAGCTGTCCGCCCTTTTTCGCTAATTCCTTAACACTGCCCGCAGAACCAAGCTGCAAATTGCCAATTAACTGTTTTGCGATAACAGAAGTCGGATCACCTGTTAAAAGCCCGTTTCGCACCACTTGTGCAAAACGCTCAGCTTGATCCACAGATATACCTCGAAATGCTTTTTCAATGATTTCCCCATTCGGCAAAGTTATTTGCACTCCTTTTGCCGCAGTAAGGCTGTAAGTTTGTGGGGCGCCATTAACAGCGGCAAACAAATCATCGCTTAAAGTCACCACATTGATTTGAGTCGGATCTGTTGTGGCAACTGATCTTGCGAACTGTGGACTAATTTCAACAGTATTTACCGCATTGCGGGCACCAACAGGCAAAGCGCGTCGTAATTGATCTTCAACAAATTCAGACTGCAACAATGCCAGCCCTTGCAACTCATCGGCGATCGTCTCAACACTTGATGCCGACCAGTTGTCTAAAGATTCTTTTAGCTGTGCCAAAATAGCCCGCAACCTTGCAGCCTTAACTGGAGCAGCTAGTTCATCAATAGTTCGGAGTTGATTAACAGCATAAATAATTATGTCATTGTATGAAATCACAATATCTCTGGCGACGCTATTGCTATAGCGATTTAGATCAATTGCATTGCGATAAAGGCTGGCTGGTGTTGTCACGGATCTATCCCAATGTCGGCAGGGTTGCAAGCCGTAATTGAGCAGACATCGGCACCTTGTTTTAGTGCTTCTTTGAATAACATCAATAGTGCTTCGCCGGTTTCCCTATCATCGCCTTGAATGTTCATCTCTTCTACGGCATACACTTTGCCTTGCTTGAACCATGACAGTCTGACAATGGCGAACAGTGATGGCGGCAATTGGCCCTGAACGCAGGAAAGTTGCTGCTTGCGTGGTTTTTTAAAAGCGCCCATCGCTAGACATGTCAGCATGAGCCCATCATGCCGGAATTTCATCACCTGTATCCAATTCGACTGTTTCCTCAGGTATTTGTTGCGTTGCTCGCGGCTCAGGTTGTGCCATTTCAATTAGTCCGCCATTTTGTGTCGCCTCCAATTCTTCCTCTACATCAAACTCATCACCCAAGACCTCACCTTCACTCAACTGATCGAGCAGAGTTTTTTGTGTGATCGTGCCTGCTGTATAAAGTTGAAGCAGCGACTGAATTTCTGCAGGCTCCAAACGCGAACCAAGGAAGTCACGATTAACGTAACAGCTGCCAGCCTCAGGGATGTTGAGATAACTCGCGTGATAAACCAAACAATTGTCGATCAGATCTTGCATGTTTTGGGCAATAACCATCATGGTGCTATCGCCTTGGCTGCGATCAATACGCTTAGCTTCGGCAGTTTCAGCAGACAGCTTTTGACCAAGAACGGCAGACAAGCCAAGCTCATTGATCTGGTAGGAGATTTGTTCTAAACGCTTAAATTGAGCATCAAAGCTGTTACCGCTAGGTTCAATATATTCAGCTCTGCCGTCTGACGGGAAAGCGATAGCCTCACCTGGGCCTGCAGACACCTCTTCTGCACTAGCCGGGAAACCATAAAACGCCAGCATTGGGACAGCACTGATATGAAGCTGATTATCTAGATCCGACTGGATTTGATACGCCTTCAGGTTTAGTTCCGCAATGTCTTCCATTGGCGGACGTGATTCCATAAAATTAACGCGGTTGGCATAAGCAACGCTGAATGGAATCGCATCTAGTGTAGTAGTACCACTGTCATGAATTTGAAAGTCGCCAGCTTTTTCATCCCGGCGATGAATCTCAAAAGCGCCTGGCGTCAAAACTCGAATTTGCTCAACTTCTTTTTCGCCATACAATCCGTCTGGCACAACAACACGCTCCATCAGCCTGAGTTGGCTAAGTTGTTGCTGACCTTCTTTTAATTCGGTGCGCCAGCCTAAGATGTCACGCGGCGTATAACAGCACCAATACGGTCTTCCGTTCTCACCAGCAGCAGGTGCATCCACAAGCACGCCAACATGCCCATAACGCACCATTTTTCGCGTGGTTTCATAGGTCCAAACATTCAGATCGTTGCCGAGCAGATCTACGTCAAACAGCTGTTCCCGAACTGCATCTGATACATCATTAAGTCTTATCGGCTTACGCGTTAACATGCCAGCCAGCATCCGCTCTAGCCGAACGTAATAAGGCGCCAATACAGACCGAGCAAGCCTGTTGTCATAGCTTTCATCTAACTCGCGTGGTTCCTGTGGAAGATAACGGCGATGGCGGCGCCTCATTTCGAAGGTGCCGCCAATCAGATCTTCCACCAGAACCCAGTGTGGTTCTTGATTGTGCCAAGCGGCGTTTGGATCGTTGACCTGCGCTACGCGGCTGGTCAGTTGTCGATCGTAATGCTGGAAACCAGAATACACCGCTTTATAGCACAGGCTTCAGCTCAGTTTAGTCGTTCGACATCTTCGAGCTGATTTGTCGCCATGTATAAATCGACAATAATGCCTAAAGCCTCAGCTCGTCTTTTTGGTCCAGTCAAGCCGAAATGATGGACGACCCGATCAACAAACATTTGTCGTGCATAGCTATGTTGCATTGAAATAGAGACTTTTTTCGTTGGGCAATCTTCAATGTCAATAGGCGACTTAACTGGCAATTCACATTGCTCAGTTTTTACAGGTTGCTCGGGCTGCACTTTGGCGACAAAAGCCTGAATATCTTCTGACTGCAGATCAAAATGCAAAGCATTTACAGTCCACTTTGTTGTTCCTGGCTTTCGGCAAAGACGCGGAGGCGTAATGAATAGAGTCGAGCCAACAGGCAAAGTTTTAGGATTTACCGTTTCTTCGTCATCAGGGTAAACAAATGCCTGTTCGCCATCAGATAGCAGGCATTTGGCCCATGGGTAGTTTGGGGCGCCTTTGCCAAGAATGACGGCTTTGTCAAACTTGAAGTCGGCTTGAGCAGTGATCGGAGTCGAATGAGTCATGAGAGTCGAGTTGGTAGGCAGATCGAGTACAATCTGCCTATCAATCATACCACTTTCGGTTATGGCTCAAGGCGTCCGGGTTCAACTTGTAATGCCAGCACCGATTGCAGAAATGCTAAAAAAAAGGGCCGAGCTGGAAGGTAGAACCCTGTCCAGTCTCGGCACTTACATTATTGAGTCGGCTCTTAAGCAGCAGCTTCTGCCAACTCCCGCTCCTCAAAAAAATCAACCAAGTTGTTCGCCTCTTGGGTGATTGACTGCAGAGTCACAGATTTGCGACCAACTTTAATTTCGAACTCATCGCCAGGCTTAAAGCCCATTTCCTTGACGTAGCCCTCGCCAATCTGCAATTTACCGTTGAATTGAACCTTGGTCTTGTAGGTCAAGGTTCGACCTGGCTTGGCAGCTGCGCCAATTTCCAAGCCCTTGGCAGCAAGAATCGCCTCATAAAAGGCGGTAAAGCACAATTTGCCATTTTTGACATAGCCGCACTCGCGCACAAGCTCTGATTTGGATACGTCCTTCAGTTCCTTGACTTTGGCAATAAGTTCTGATCCGGTCAGCATAGAAAAAGTTCCGTGACGCCAATTAGTATATCCTGACTCCGGTGCCTTTGCCAGATCGGGCATACATCATGTTGAAAGCCCCAAGTATGAGGTAGCCGAGCCCATCAGTCCAGTGCTCGATATTCGCCGACTTGTCAATCACATAATCATCGGCACCCTGCTTGTAAGTTACGTTTTTTAACGCTTTAATTGTGTGCTTGCAACGCGGATGAATAAAGAGCTTCATGTGCCCATCCGCAGTTCGGATCATCCAGTTAGTTGCGTTGATTTTGTCTTTTACCGCCCAGGGTGCTTTGGGGCTAATGCACTGGAATCCGTATCTTCGGATAATGTCGTGATCGGTGCGACCCGCTGAAGAAGTCTTGCGGGCGCTCCCTGTTGGATCTGGATAAGCAATAATTTTCCTGTTTGGGAATCGTTCCTTGAGGAGTTGGCAAACTTCATCGGTATTGGATTGTTTTACAGCGAGTTCATCCCAGATATGCACAGTATCACCGACACGAGAAGCCAAAACGCCAGCCATGATACCAACGTTAAAGTCAGTGCCCCAATAGATTTCTCCGCCTGTGTCTTTGACATCTTCGGAGATGTTGTCATCGCTGAAGTCAGGGTAGACGCGACCAGATAGTGTTTCAAAGCTGGCGAGATATTCCTGCCTAAAAGTTCGCTCATCAAGAGTGCGACGTGCAGCTTCGACTTCGGCTGGCGGCACATTTCCGCCTTCGACAGTTGTGTAAGAAAAGGTCTGCCAATCTTCTTCTAGCTTCGCCTGTTCCCATAAGTCGTGAAACCAGTTCAGGCCAGATGGAGTTGTAATGAACCAAGCTGGCCCGCCTTGATCCGAAAGCGCTGGTCGCAAAACCATTTCCCACGCCTCTTGTCTGACATAAGCCGCCTCATCAACAACCAATGCCGACAGCGAAATTCCACGCAAAGAGTCAGGATTATCGGCACCTTTAAGTGCCAAGATACTTCCATTCTTTAGTTCAACAGTTAGTTCGGCTTCGTTTTTGGCGAGAAAGACTTCAGGTGGCACCATTGCTCTTAGCTGCCGCCAAGCAATTTGTTTTGCCATTCGGTAGTTTGCCGTGACATACCAGCACAAACTGCCGGGCTTTTCCATCGCCCAGTTAATAAGACGAGTAATACAGAGATAAGTCTTTCCAAATCTGCGGCCTGAGCAAAGCAGTTTAAATCGCTCAGGTGCGTCATAAACCGTGCGCTGTGGAACGGTCAGCGTTTCATATAGCTGATCTGGAAAACCCCGAAAATCATATTCTGGGTCTTTTGCGGGTAATGGAGGGTCAAGGATGCAGCCCTGTGGTCGGCCTTGAAGGATGCTCACAAAATCGCAGCCAGCTTGGCTAGTGCGTTAACAGCACCAAGGGCAACAGCCAAATTTCCAGTTCGTCTCGCTTCCATTTGAATTGAACTCGCCTGCTGCATTAGCTCTGCTGCGAACTGGGCGCGATCAAGTTCAAAGTCCTTACGAACAAGGGCCCGAACTTCAGGAATGTATTTACGCGCTGTGGTCTCAGAGATCCCCCAAGTATTTACCGCAAAGCGAATACAGTCATGAGTGGTGCCACCGTTTCTAATGACCTGAAACAGACGATTGTAGCGGTAGGCTTTTTCCGCAGCGGAAGCTCTGGCAGCTGTTTCTTTACCGTCTTTCCGTCTTGGCATTATTTAATCCCCAGAACGGCAGCAGCATCAGGATTGCTAGGCCCACAATAGCGGAAAGAGGCGGTAATTCTATCAGTACCGAGTGCCTTTCTCCATTGTGTCATAGCCTCAGTTTTAGCTTTTACGTTACGACGTTGTCTTTGAGCGCAGTTGTTCGATGGCTTTCTGGTCATATTCCAGAGAGGCGATTTAGCTCGATAAGCTACCATTGCGGGATTAGCGGTAACTGATAAGTAATAGCGACCGCGAGTTCCATGGAAGCAGGAGGCGATGAAATTCGACATAGCATTGCCGATACCAACGCCTTGAAAATCAGGTAGGCAAACAGTTCTATGTTCTTTCCAGCGGGTACCTTGTGGGCATGGCATGGTAAGAACGGCTGTAAAGGCTACTGGTCTGCCGTTGTAGAAAGCGGCAAAGCATTTTGCGCCAGGATGAATTTGGCGATTTAGATAGTGAAATTTACTGAAGAGAGGCCAGTATTCCTTGCCTGATACGGGTTGAACTTGGAGAGTGATTTGGGGTCGTTGAAGACAGTCCCGCGCAAAGCGGGAGGTAGAAGGATCAAACACCCAATCTGGCTGAAGCCAGTCGAGGATGTCATAGTGACAGGCGACTGCGACAAATTTTTGTTTACGTCGGCGTACCGATTTAGCGATAGCGGCAGAGCCAATTTGTGCGACAGTACGGTCCACTACGGAAGTGAACTCATCAACGACTAAGAGATCAGGCGATTCAGCTAGACCTCTAGCGATGTTGACACGAAACTGCTCGCCATTGCTTAGGACATGATGGGGCCTTAGCCAGTTTGGAGGGGAGCTAAAACCGACTGACGATAGCAAGGAAGTAATTTCCTTGATCGACATTGAAGTTGGGAAAGAATCGACAATAGATTTTGAGGGATCCCAGTCGAATTTAGGATCGAACTGATCGCCAAAAAGTTGTTTGGCGATGCTTGTTTTGCCAGAGCCTGAAGGGCCGACGATAACGCCAACATTCCAGTCGAAAGTTTCGATCGGAATTTCCAGATCGTAAGCAACGATGGATTTTGTGTTGGGGGTTATGTCAAAAAGCCCCTCAAGTTGGGTAACTCTGGCGGTCCTTTGAATCTCGGACGAATTTACGAATTTAACGCTCGGCACTCGTAGTTCTCCTCAAGAAGTCGGTTTAGCAGAATTGTTTGCTGTTCTTCGGATGTGCAGTTTACGATAATTTGAAAAACGTCGTCAATTTTGTCGGACTGATCTTCAGGTTCATCGGGGTCAAATTCATTGTCTTTGCCGAGGATCTCAGCAACATCATCTTCGGAGAACCAAGGGCCAATGTCATGCTCTGTGGCGAGCTGAGCAAGCATTTGCCCATCCCATTCGGACAGATCACTTGTGCGGTTGTCTGCGAGAGCAAGTCCGACTTTTTCCTCTTCGGACAAACCAGTCCGACGAACGGCGATAATTTCGTCGCCATCGGTTTCGATAACCCGGACTTTATCAATGCCGCTTCGCGTTGCCGCATCAATCGTGCCGTTGCCAGCCAAGATCCGATCCGATTCATCAATGACGATGGATCGAGCCGCACCATAACGTTTTAGCGACTCCTCAATGAGGTGTTTCGACTGTGCGGTGCGTTTTCTGGCGTTTTTCGGGTCTTGTTTGAGGGATTTTATCGACTTAATGGACTCAGAAGAGTCGGACATGGTGCAAAAGTGCCCAAGATTTGTCGAGATTGTACTTTTTCCGCTGAAATTGTGCAATGGACTGGAGTCCACGATGACAGTTTTTTAGGAAAAAACAGAAGACCGAGCTTGGGAAGCTAGTGGTGGCAAGGCTTGGGAAGGTCCATTGCGGACATTTGGGCTGAGCCAAAAAAAAGCCCCGCATGAGCGGAGCATTGTGGCGGATCAGATGTTGGTTAGCTCGGCATTTAGCTGAGCATCCCCAATGTGCATCCCGGCAATAGTTGGCTCAATGATCCGGGCTTTTTGTACTTCGGGGCTTGTGAGCATGAAGTACCGACCCTGATCAGAAGTAAGCCTGAATCTCGCCTCTTCCTTGGACTCATACCGAATGAGGCCCTTACGTTGGAGCGATCCAATGAGAGCATTAGCTGCCATTGGCGATCCAGTTACTGCAAGAGCTTCGGCATAGCCTGCATAGTATCCCGAATCCTGAATTTGACAGAGTGCGAGCAATGCTCGCTCCTTGTCGGTTGTGCTGGGTTGGAAGTGGCGACGTACTTCCAGGAGAAGTGCGTCTAGCTCTTCCATTACAGACGGTGCATCAGGGTCAGGAAGATCGACTTTGAACAAGGGCAAGACGGGCTCTGAAACAGTTGTTTCGGCAGCTGAGTCAACTAAATCGGTAAGTGAGTGTTCCAGCTCGGAAGCTGAAGCATCCACTGCGGCAAGATAGGCATCTTCTTTGACCCTTTTGCGGTCAAGCCAGAAGAGCTGTCGGCCATTCTTGTCAATGGTGACATGAGGACCGAGAGGTAGCTTGGAATTTGCCATTGTGTCGGATTGGATGGTGAACAGTTGCGGCTCAGATAGTGCAGCTGAGCCGACGGTTGGACAGGGAAGATATTCGGTTGTCCAGGTACTGAGGAGCGGGGAATGATCCACTTCCTCATGTTGTTAATGTATCGCATAGCCAGAACCGTTGTAGTCCGTGGGGATGCACCGATAATTAAGATTTTTTTTGCAGCTTTTAGTGGATGAAATGCTGACAGTGCCAGGCAGGGTGTCCAAGCGGATACATTGAGAACCAAGGCCACGACAGGGTTTCCAGAGCCGAAGATTGAATTTTTCCTGGAAAAGTGTCATCAGGTAGGTTAGTGCATCCAGCATTGGTGATGGAAAAAAGTGAAGATCGGCTTATAGGGCAAAAAAAGGGGTGCCAGTCGGCACCCTTGTGGTATTGGTAGTCGGTTAATTCTGGACCATATCATGTGCGGTGTCTGCCATGAATTCCAGAGTTTGATCGACTAGATCTTGGACTAGCTCATGAAAGTTCGGGTCATCCCCAGGGCAGAACGGATTAAAGGGAGCATCTTCTGCGGCATCAATGCTGCCATCTGCAATGAGAATACCGACCAGCTTAGTGAGCATAGTGCGGGCTTCTAGTCTGAGTCTAGGTTCGACGTTGGTGAAGGACATTTGTCGGTTGGTGTAGTGATTTGTGGCTGATTTGCCACTCTTTAAAGATACAGCAGAGCCAAGACCGCTGTAGTCCGTGCGGATGCACCGATGATTAAGATTTTTTTTGCAGTGTTTTAGTGGGTGAATGATGCTCCTGGGACGCATTGGATCTGGATGTCCATGGTGATACATTGGGAACCCAGTGGTGGCCTTGCTTCCCAGATTCGAACTTCAGTTTTTTCCTGAGGAACTGTCATCAGACACATCAGTCCATGCTGCAGTTCCAGCGGAAAAAATCAAAGTTCGGCATAAGAGCACAAAAAAAGGGAGCACTCGGCTCCCTGTGGATGTTTGGTTGTAAGCGGTCAAGCAGCACACAGCTCCATCGCCTGTGATCTTGCTTTGTCCACAATCTGCCGGACATAGTATCCATTGACAGTGGCGATATTTCTGCTGGCAGGTGCGTCTCTGAGACTGGTTTCCACCTCAGTGATGGCGTTGTAGGCACCCCATACAGTGTCGGACACACCATCAATGTTGGTGCCAAAGCCGCCTGCCCATGCGTTCCTGAGCTTGTTCCACTTGACCTTGGAATCCTCAATGGTGCCCGGACGCAGTGTGCCATCCTCCTGTTTGACACTCGGCATGTTGTAGAGACTTGTGAGCCAGGTGCGGTAAGAGTCAAAGTCCATTGGAGTCTCGGCCATGCGCTTGTAGTCCTCGACTTCCTTAGCAAAGGTTTGTCGGGCTACGTCAATTGATCTGAGGGTCGCATCAATCTGGGATACACCGAGCTTGGTATGGGAGATTTTGAACTGCTTGCCGTGCTTGTCAGCATCTTGCATTGCCCATCCGAGAGTGTTCTGACAGACAATCCGGATGTTGCTGAACATTCCACCGAATGAAGTGGTGCCATCGTGTGAGAGATAGCCGTTAAGCCTGCGGTGAATCGTGTCACCTTTCACAACGTCGGCGTCTGTGCCAAGGATTCTTGCTGAGAAGGCGATCTTGGCTCCACCTTTGAGCACTACAACGGTTTCCATCTCAACATCATCTCGGAGCATTTCAGCAAATTGGCAGAGTTGCTCGTTCTGAATGACTTCATATCCGAGACTGACAGTGCCAAGTTTGTCGCCAGTGTCAGTGCGGTAAGTCGCACAACGTTGGTCATCTTCAGCCATCTCGCCAGTGACCGGATTCTTGAAATAGAGCGGAGCTTTGTCCACTTCAAAAAGCGCGTTAGCCCTGGTGAAGGCTTCTCGGGCTGGGAGTGTACCATCTACGACTTGACCAAGGCCATGCCATGCGGCGTTGCCTTGCATCATGATGCCGTCTGTGAAATTGTGAGACATGAGAAAGTCGGGTAAAGAACAGGGTGGAAGGTAGTGAATCCATCCACCCTTTAATAATAATTTATCGGCTTGCGTGTGTCAAGCGTTCGGCTATATTTTATCCATGAGCGATTATTATGGTTGTGTCTGGCTATTTTTGACCGACTCAACATCCCTTTGAATTTGCCGAAGTGTCATGGCGTTCCATCGGTCAAGGATGGGATAACCACTGACACCGTGCAATTCCATGTGCCAGTACTCGGTCAGATTGTGTGACTCATCAATCGCCCACAACTCATTAAGAGCCGAGCGTATCCCTGCCAAGATGTGCGGGTTCATTTCCATTAGTACTCCTCGGGGAACAGGACGGTTGTGTAGCAATAATCTCGGCCCATATGCTGCTGTGCATAGCCGGATGTGATGACCCAGATCCTAGTTTTGTCGAATGTTTTGTAGCATCCCATCAAAGTGCCGCCATCTTTGTTTCGACAAGTTTGGAGATTGCTTTCGTAATCATCCTCATCAATGGAACCCCAATCGCCATCCATAAACAAAGTGACAATGTTGCCGATGTCACGAAAGAACTGATCATCGGTTAGGCAGCGTGATTCAACTCCGGCAGTCCAGATCAATGGACCGAGATTTTGTAGACCCGGCTTAGTAAGCATTGAATTGATCCTCGCAAGGGACAAAATCGACAAAGAATTTGACGGTTGGATGTTTGATCATGCGGCGTAGCATGAGATTTTCAGCTACACGGCGATCATGTGATCCTTCACCAGTCGGGTTGCAACGAGTGCCATGTTCATCGGTAATGATGGCAAAGATTTCGTACATATCAGTCTGTGTGATCGGGGCAGAAATTAGTGTTCCTTAGCTTGGCGATTATTTCTACATAAAGATCCAGTGTGTCGTTCATGCGATGGAGGGCAGTCTCGTCAGCATCTGGTGAGTCATCCTCACACCAGTCGCACATAGCACTGCAAATAACCGACTGGACTGCGAGCAAAGCAGTCCGATTATGCAAAAGCCATTCCCCCATCTTTTGCAATCGTTTCTGATAATGCAGTTCGCGCTCTTCCTTCGTAGGAATCGGCTTGATGTTGTTGGAATCAGTTGATTTTTGTTCGGTCATGATTTACAAAGATGCAAGTGCAAAGGCGGCGGAGTAAACCTGCTGCTGCGGCTTAAGGTTGGGCAGTTTGACCTCAGGCTTCGGCCTAGGCAGCTTGGTTTGCAGGTGCTGGAAGGAGACTTTACCAATAGTCCCAAGGGCACCGGGTGAAATGTGTTTTTGTTTATCGGTGATGTGGATGAGAAATGCCTTGTGAGTCGGCCACATCCCAAAACATCCTTGTCGGACTAGTGCTTCAAGATGTGAGTCCTTAGAACCGGCATAAGCATCCTCATCCCACCGAGCCATGTGGGTGCCACACTTGTGGACAATCCAAAGCCAGGAAGTGCCGACCTTAGCTTTAGCTAGTGTTGCTCGGTCATGAACAATGAGATCCTCGACAAAATGCTCTAAAGTGCCATCGGCTAACTTGAGCAAAGTGTCATAAATAGGAACCGATTGATGCTTGACAAGATTTGCCATGTGTTTGTCGGGTAAAGAAGTCAGTGGTGAACTGACATCAAAAGTATTGGATAGAACTGCTTACGAGTCAAATGGAGGATTCTTATGGGTCGCAGTGTCGGATTCAATAATAGAACTGATCCGCTTATGGATTGACCCTTTGAGATACTGGCATCCTTGTGGCACGTTAAATCGGTGATGCTTTCTCAAATGATCGAGAGAGATCGGCTCAAAGGATCGAACTTCTGCTATCTCAACTCCATAAGCAAAATCCTTCTTTCGGAAGTAACGGAAAAAGTCGTAGAAATCAATGCCAAGATGCGGTTCGAAATTTAGCCAAGCCTCATCTGGCGAGAGCTTAAAAGTTCGACCTGCTCGAAATGCTGTGCGAATGTGCTGTGTCGGATACCCTTCATAGAAAGCGCACCAGCCACCTGGAAGAATGTTGGGGCAATAGGTGCGAAGCTCGATTGTTTTAGTTTGCGCCCTTATTCGATCGGCGTAAACAGTTTTAATCGAGAGAGTTCTGATAATGTCAGAATCGTGAGTCGGAAGGTCGAGGAACACAAAATGTAGTGATTGTGCAAGTACACAATAACATGCGACTAAGGTAATTTCAAATTAAGGATTTATGATTCTGGCTGTATTTTATTAAGTCGGCTTTATGTGTCGGGCTGGTTTAGTGTTGAGTTTATAGGCGAACAGTTCTGTAGCCCGACTAAACTACAGAACCGATTCTTGGGTCACTACTCCCAAGCCGCCTGGCAGGTAG